CAAAGAAGCATCCAAGCAGGCTGAACATCAGAAGACACGCCCCTAGGGCTGTGTCCATGTCTCCTGACATCCTACCACCAAGAGCGGTGTATCTAAGGCCTTTACTACTTACCACCTTGTTCTTTATGGTACACGATAGAATCCACCGGAAGAATGGATCGTTGCATAAAATCAAGTAGAACTTATGAAGAAGATGAAGATGGCCTACGTCGAAATGTTGGTCAAAGCGACTAGCGTCCAATGACATCACAACAGGTCTCGTAAACTCTCTCATCTTCTCATGCAGTAGTTCTGCTTTCTCCTTACTGTTGAGATTCTTCCCGAAGACTCGCGTCCTAGGAAGGTTATTCATCCTGTTCCCTTTCAACTGATAAACAACCTCCTCAATGGCCTTGATGTACTGGGCCATTGCCACTGCAAAAACAGGGTTTCGGTATTGTATGGCACGTGGATCTGGGTTCACCTTTTCGTCGGAGAACTTGATCTTTTCGCATTTTATGAACATCTTGACGTTTGCTTGGTCCTTCGTCAAGCCATGAGAGCGCAACTCATGGGCGGCTGCTTCATAACGTCTCCTTTTCTTGCCGTGGTATGACATTACTACTTTGTCTAGGTCCCATGGACTGACCTTGGGCAGAGATTTGGCTAGCTTTGTCATATAGCGTTTCAGTGTTTCCAACGCTTCCTCGGTGGGTTTGTTTACTCGGCCACAAACCCTATTGTGGAAAGAGACTATTTGGTTATGAATACAGTCGTGATGAGCGAATAAAGGATGCACGATCGGGAGGTCGGGAACCGCCAGATAGCCTATTCTTCGCTCATGTTGGTGACCCTCATCGATCGGAATTGCACCAGAGATTGTGCACCCGGCTTTCAGCTTATTCAGCGTCTTGCCTTTGGCACACAGTGCTATCCGTTCGACGGGGCCCCCTCAGGCCGTGGGAATCCTCCGCGTAAAGCGGAGGGCCCGGGCCACCGTACCCACCACCGGTACGGAGTATATGCCCCTATTATCACGGGGTAATATGCCACGGGTTCCGAGATCATGCAATTCCCTGGTGGAGTTCACTCTACCCCCCGAGTGCCACCAGCTCTCGGTTCGCCAATCGTCGAGATTGTAATGCTCTAGAA